GTTCCGGCAATGGCGCTGTTATGCAGTTGAAACAAACTGGCGTTGTCGCTCCCGGAGGAGACAAGCCTATTAACGCTGCATTTGTTGCCGATAATTATAAAGCTATCATTGGACGATTTCCTGATCGTGCTAACAATGATCAAGGCATTGATTCTGACAAGTATACTGATGAGCCACCCAGTGGCGCTACGTTCGGATGTAAAAAAGGAGCCCGTGGTATTATCCAACCAGGAACTATTCAAACTTCTGTTTTGTCTGACAATTGGTCGGTCGATTTCAATAAGTTATATCAGAAAATCTCGTTCAATGGTCCCGATGCAGTTTCTAAGTGGAAGATACCGTATGGCAAGTTTCGATTCTTTGGCTTCGATAAGGTCATCGAAACTCTCGCTATTTCAACTGGATCTCGACAAGATATGCGAATTGCGTTTGAACATAATCTCTATTCGTCTATTCGTTTTACCGCCGGAAAAAATCGCATGACCGTTCAATCGTATGATTTTGCGCAGGCCGGAACTGATGTTATTTAATGGAAGGTCGTGGAAGGTCACAGAAGAAAATTATTTGTTATAAAAGACCCCTGAATATATTATGTTTCATGTCTGTTGGAAGATATTGGATTTTAACTATCCCTCACCATGGCTTTGTGCCATTCTTGCCGACGTCCGTCGTTTATACCAAAGGTCAGCTTGAGAAGGCTCCGACTACGGGGTACCTTCACTGGCAGATGGTGTCAGTGTTCGCAAAAAATGTCCGTCTCTCCGCCCTCAAGAAGTTGTACGGAGATTTGGCCCATGCCGAGTTATCCCGTAGCGCCGCCGCCGACGCCTACGTTCACAAGGAGGATACGGCCGTCGCCGGTACTCGGTTCGAGCTCGGTGAACGACCGCTTCAGAGAAACAAGGCCACTGATTGGGATGCCGTCAGAACTTCCGCACAGTCTGGAGACTTCACCGACATACCGGCCGACATATACGTTCGATGCTACTCTCAGCTTAAATCAATCGCTAAGGACCATCTCGTCCCGATTGCGGTTGAACGAACAATTAATGTCTATTGGGGCCGGACTGGGACAGGAAAATCTCGACGAGCATGGGACGAGGCCGGTCTCGACGCTTATCCAAAGGATCCGCGAACAAAATATTGGGACGGCTATCGTTCCCATAAGAAGGTCGTTATTGACGAGTTTCGAGGAGGTATCGACATTGGACACGTACTCAGATGGTTCGACCGATACCCAGTCATCATCGAGGCTAAGCATGGAGCCACCGTCCTCGCCGCCACCGAGATCTGGATCACCAGCAACTTGGACCCACGGCGCTGGTACCCTGATGTAGACCAGGAGACGTCAGACGCGCTGATGCGACGTTTAACTATAACTCACTTTAATGGTAATCCTTTGGCTGCACAATAAAAAAATGAATTGGATTTGGTATTTATTTATCCTTCCTTCATTTGACGAGGACTCGCGGACTACGGTAGAACCCTTTCAACTGGCTGAACGCAACCACACGCATCCCGTCGATGTCAGCCACACACTCTTCACGGATAATCTCGTCCCGGGAATCTCCGTCGGCAAACCACCACATGTATCCGCCCTCGAATGGTGCGTACCAAACCGTGAACTTGCCCCAAACATTCCTCAGATACAGCTTCGTTTTTACCGGAATCGAACTGCTGATACGGGGCTCGACAAGGGGCTGGGACGCGTTAGACAACATGCTAATTAAATGATGAAAAATAAAATAATTTTCACATTATAAATAAGCCTGTTGCTCGGGGCGGGGGGTGGCTTATTTATAATGTCAAAATTATTTTTTTTTCTTCATTTAATTAGCATGTTGGCTAAGGCGTCCCAGACCATTGTCAAGACCCGTGTCAGCAGTTCGATGCAGGTAAAAATGAAGTTGTATCTCGAGGTCATTTGGGCAAGATCCGATCCGTAAGCACCAAAAGGCGGAACACCTAACCCTGTTACGCCTAGTATTACTTACGGATCGGCGTAACACATAACAAGGGGTTGCAAACAAACAACCACTGCTGTTATATATTACGCTTGTACTAAAAAAAATAAAATAATGGCCCCCACTCGCAAACGCAAGTATGATCAGTTTGCCGTTGCTTATCATGGTAATTGGTGTGGTCCTGGTTGGTCTGGCGGTCGCTATCAGAACTCTGTACTGTATGGGTCAGCCCCCGTCGATGGCTTCGATATGTCTTGCCGAACTCACGACCGAGCTTACTACTCGGGGAAACGGTTAAGAGAAGCTGACCTCGAGTTCGCTCAGGAAAATATCGGCTATCATAAGAAAGACAGTTTTTACATAAACATGAAGCGAAACGTCGCTGGTCTCACAGTGTTGACACAAGGGTTGACACGGGCTCCTTACGGTCCTCAGGGTCAAGGAGTGCCTTCTGTGTTTGCTCCTATTGTTTATACGCAAGATTCCGACGATCAAGAAATGGTCGAACATGCTTATGGACAGTATGAAGCACAACAACAATGGTATGAGCAGAATCAAGGTTTGTTGTTTGTTTGTTTATGTTTTCTTCTGAAGAAAATAAGGTCTTGTGTCTCCTACTTCAAACAGTTCTATGTCATCTTCAACTACGGTCTCCGGACGTCGCCCTGCTGGTCGACGCACTAAGCGCAGCGTTAAGTCTACTAAACGACGAGTTGCAAAGCCCAAAGTGAAGCGTAAGGCTCGCAAGACCGGCAAGAAGCGCAAGGCTCGTAAACGGGCTCCTAAGTCGAACTACAAGGCGAACATGTTGACTGGTTTGCAGTTTACCGATGAAACCGGTGGAATTGCAAGTTCTGACCGTGCTGCTATGTATTTGGGACATGCTACTGTTGCTATCAAGAAGTTGCGTCAATATTTCTGGGCTGCTGTGTTTAAAGCGCTTTACGAGAAAGCGTTGAATCCTGTTGCTGCGTACGATGAACAAATCCAGTTTTCTGGTGACAGTAGGATTGTGATGCAGTATCAATTGGTACCCGAAGCAACCGTGTCATCGTTCGATGAAATACTCGGGGATGGTCTTGGTCTCAGCGTTAAAGAAGTTGCGGAATACTTCTCTGACAGCGCTCGTCCGTGGAACGATGATGCTGTTATTACCCAGGTCCAGTTTCGTTCATTGCAAATAGTCCCTGTTGCAGTTTTGGACGATACGACAGATTTATTCTATCTCACCAATGCTCCGTGTACTCTATTCTTTAGTGGTGCTAAAATCCACTACTTTTGCAAGTCCGAATTCAAGATGCAGAATCGTAGTGTCGGCGAGCCTGCCGATGATGAAGTTACTCGTGTAGACAACGTCCCGTTGTATGTTAATGTGTATTCTGGTTCCGGCAATGGCGCTGTTATGCAGTTGAAACAAACTGGCGTTGTCGCTCCCGGAGGAGACAAGCCTATTAACGCTGCATTTGTTGCCGATAATTATAAAGCTATCATTGGACGATTTCC